AGGAAAGTTTATTTTAACATTCTCAGACGATAAGACTAGAACGCCTGAAATAACTCCAATTACTCCTTCTGATTTGGATAAACAATTTTTAGCTTTACAAGAACTTTTGGTTTCAAATATTTGCGCAGCCCACAGAATTACATCTAAGACATTAATGGGAATTGATACAAATAACGGATTTACTAGTAATGCAGACGAGCTAATAAATGCAGCTAATTTCTATCAGAATACAGTTGTTAGAGGTTTCCAACTAAACATCTTAAACACTTTACAAACTATATTCTCAGTAAACAATATAGACTTGCCTGTTGAGTTTGTACAATTAAAACCTATTACAGTACAGTTTGATTCTAAGACTATCAGAGAAGTTATGACGATTGACGAAATTAGATCTGACTTAGGGCTTGAACCTTTAGAACAAGATGAAGATACAGTAGAGCAAGATGTTAAACTTTCAAAAGTAGGAATGATAGACGGAAAACCTGTATTTGATACTATAGAAGAAGCTGAAGCTCATGCTAAAACGTTAGGTTGTGAAGGGTATCACGAACACGATTTAGAAGGTCAAAAAGTTTACATGGCTTGTAAAGGGCATACTGAAGCAACAGAACTAGAATCTTTTATCGAAGAATTTGGAGAGGAAATTCCTGAAGGTTACGAAATAATTTCAGAAGAAGAAGCAGAAGAAGAAACTGAAGAATTTGACTTTGAAGCAGAATTACATTCTGAGTATTACGAATTTGCTAGTACAGGTGCAGCTTATCCAAACAGAAAATCTGGTCAAGACCAAAAGAGTAAACAAACTGAATATGTAGATGATATTTACAGAGTTCGTTACAGATATACAGGAAGTTTAAAAGGGGAAAGAGATTTTTGTAGAAAAATGACAAGTTCAAATAAAATATATCGTAAAGAAGATATTATTGCTATGGGTAGAAAAGCAGTAAACCCAGGTTGGGGTAAAGGTGGCGCAAATACTTACTCGATCTGGAAATGGAAAGGAGGCGCACTATGTAAACATAAATGGTTCAGAATCATACTAGTACAGAAAGGCAAACGACCAAAAAATTCAGACAAAATAATAACTTCAACTGAAGCAAAAAGCAGGGGTGTAAAGTTACCAAGAAACGCAAAAGAAGTTTCTGTAGCTCCTCACGATATGCCAAACCATGGCTTTGTGAACCCTGAGTTAATAGCTAAATATAAAAATGTAAGATAATGGCATACGTATTATTTATATCAGAAGCAAAGCTGAAAGACAGCACAGCAATCAACTTAAATGTTGACCCTGAAATCTTGTTACCTTATGTGTTACAAGCTCAGCGTATTTATATAGAAACAAAATTAGGAACTACACTTTACGAAAAATTAGAAAGTTTAATTACAGCGGGAACAATAGGTAATGTAGGAAATGAAGCATACAAGACTTTAGTTGATGAGTATATTGGCGACTGTTTACCTTCATGGGCGTTTCATATGTGCATACCTTATTTACGCTTTAAAACGGAAAACGGTAACATCTATTCAAAGACTTCAGAGACAGGAACAGCTTTAAGTACGGAAGAAGCTCAGCACCTTAGAGAAGAAGTAAGAAACAATGCTGAATACTTTACAGAAAGAATGATTAAGTATATTACTAACAATATTACTCTTTTTCCTGAATACAATACTAATAGTGGAGCTGATATTTCTCCTGACCAAAACGCTTACTATAATGGAATGAACCTTGAAAGACCAATGCGACAAGGGACTAAACTTACATTGAGAAACTTTTTAAACGCTTCTGATTACTCATAATGAAGAAACACTATAAACCGAAAACTAAAAATGTTACTAAGCTAAAGACTTACTTAGATAAAAAAACAAAACAAAATGACCGAAGTAAAAGACACTCTACAAGTAGGGTTAGCTAATACATCAGCAATAGCGTTCAGCATAACAGACTGTAACGAAATACTGACGCTAGTTTCCTTGACTCTAGCAATAAGTTTTACTGTATATAAATTTATCCAATTTGAAAAAAATAAATAAATGGCTCGTAAGGTTGTTACTAGCGCTTTTAAAAGCATTAAAAAGAAACGAAAGGGTGTACACTCCAAAAACGCAAGTAAAGGACAGAACGGCTTCAAAAAAGCATACAGAGGTCAAGGGCGTTAATCTTCTTTTAATTAGAGATACTTTTACAAAAGAAAGCACTATTGGTAAACTGTTTATCAATGGTGAAAGTTTCTGTGATACTTTAGAAAATCCTTATATTAATAACGAAAGAAATATAAGCTGTATTCCTGAAGGTCAATACAAAGTTAGATTAAGACTTCCAAGAGAATCAGCAACTAGGGATTACTTGCATTTGTTAGTTCAGGATGTGCCTAATAGAAGTTATATCTTATTTCATATAGGTAATACTGCTGCAGACACAAGCGGTTGTATTCTAGTAGGAAATGGTCGTGAACATGACGCTGTTAATAACTCACGATTAGCTATGGACTTAGTAATCAAAGAAATACTTAATTTAGGCGGTGAAAATATTAATTTAATAATCAAAAATAAATAGTTATGAAAAAGTTTTTAGAGAAGTACTTAATCGGTCAAATGATGAAGAGTAAGAAGTTTTGGTATGCTGTAAGTTCTGTAGTTGTACCTGCTTTAGTTACTTATTTAGGAGTTGACGAAACTACTGCAAAAGATTTGTACTACGCAATCTTAACACTAATTGTAGGACAGGGAATTGCAGACGTTGCTAAAAAGTAACAGATACAGACTAAAGCCACACGAAATAGTGGCACTAGAAAAAATGCGAGAAGCCGAGACTAGAAATGTTCTAGTTATCGGTGACTTGCATGAGCCGTTTTGCTTAGATGGCTACCTAACTTTTTGTATTGATCAGTATTACGCTTATAATTGCACAGAGGTAGTGTTTATAGGTGATGTAATAGACAATCATTACTCAAGCTATCACGAGGCTTCAGCTGATGGAATGGGTGGCTTAGACGAGCTAGAATTGGCTATTAAAAAAATAGGAAGATGGCGAGACGCTTTTCCTATAGCTACAGTAATTATTGGTAACCATGACAGGATCATAATGCGTAAAGCTCAAACCTCAAGTATTCCTTCTAAATGGATTAAGTCTTTCAAAGAAGTATTAGAAACTCCTAATTGGAACTTTGTTGAACGATATGAGCTAGATGGAGTACAATATATTCATGGAGAAGGCGGAACTGCTAGGACTAAGTGTCGTGCTGATATGATGAATACAGTACAAGGACATCTTCATACTCAATGTTATACAGAACACTATGTAGGTAAGAAGTTTAGAGTTTATGGAACTCAGGTCGGTTGTGGTATTGATCACAAATCCTATGCAATGGCTTACGCTAAATATGGCAAAAGACCTGCAGTTGGCTGTGCAGTTGTATTAAATAACGGTCAAACCCCCCTCAATTTATTAATGCCTTTATAAGTTTTTAACCTAATTTTACACTTTTTTTTATTTATTTTAGTATCATGTACTAGATAAGGAATATTTTTTTCTTAAATTTATTGGTTAATAACGTGGTTAATAACTTTTTTCTACTATCTTTGCGCTGTTAAATTAAATTAATTAAAAAAATAAAAAAATGACTTACGAACAAGCAATTTTACACCACGACACAAAAAAATGGATACTGAAAGAAGCAGCTGCTTTTACTAATTTTTCTAAAATTAAAAAAATAATAAAAAATATGAATCTGGAACAGCTTTTAGATTGCAAGATAATGCTGCAAGATAAAATAAATAAATTAAATAAATAAAATAATAAATATATATTTTAATTAATATATATTTTTTTCTGTATAATTTTTAATAATAATCAGCTTAAAAACCTTAGCGACTATTCTAGGTATATAAAAAAATGCAAAATTATAAGATCGTAAACAAGAAAATCAATGCTATTTATTTTTTGAATGAAGAAGAATTAACTAACTTTTTCAAAAAAAATAGTGTTCAAAATTACAGTATTACCAATTTAACTAAAGCAAAAGCTAAAAAAATAAATAAGATGTTAGATGTAGTTGCGTACTTATGCGTATTTGCAGCTTCTGTATTAGCAACTTTACTTTATATTCAAAACTATTAAGATGACTAGACAAGACGCAGAATACCTAGAATTTTCTACTTATGTAGATTATAGCGAACCTAAAATATCCTTTATTACAGGTAAGCCAATTGATGATGAAAAAGTAATTGCAGAGCTTTGGCTGTTAAAGCCTGATTTCATTCCTGCTAAGGTAACAAGCTCAGGCGGTAATGATCTTATTTACAACAGCCGTTCAGTAGTAGTAGTAGGAACTGCTTTGCAATGTTATAGAAAGTTTTGTGAAATGCTCAAGACTAAAGGTTGGCAACAGAAAGACTGTTGGGATGTAGAACTAAAGCCAATCTATAAAAAACACTATAAAAATAATGGCAATTTGCCTGTAATAATAAACCTTAAATAAAATGGAAGAAACACACAAAAGTCTGCACGAAATAAATACATTTCAATGTGTAGATAACGAACTATACCTAAGAGGAAAAGATGAAATGGGAGAAGACTTAACAATATGCTTTGACGCTTTTAACTTCTTGGAATGGATAGACAAAGAACAAATAGAATACATAAAAGAACAACTAATTAAATACATACAAAAGAAATGAAATACTTAAGCGATTATATGGAAGAAAAGCAAACAGCTTTATTTAACAAGACCGGAACAATATTTGCTTTTAGCAACAAACAATTTGATGAGCAAAAAGTTAAAGGTAAACAATACAGCAGAATTGGACAAGGAATGCTTACTGAGAAAGGAAATGAAATAGAAGTTATCAATGGACTTGACAAGATTTACAAAGATAGTATTCAGCAGGATATTAAAGAAAACGGAAAAGACAAAGTTATACTAAGAGAGCTACTAAATCATGAAGCTTTTTATGTAGGTAATATAGAAGAAACAATACATAAACTTGAAGACTATCCAATTACTGAAGATGATATTAGTCATATTTTTCAAAAGAATTGGGCAAAATATTCAGACTATTAAATTAAATTTATTATTTTTAACAAGATCATTAACAGGCAAAAATCCTAGCCGATTAACATAGGTAGAATATATGAAAACAGAAGCACTAAAAGAAAAGTACATTAAGTACAATTTAACAAAAGATGACGTGTTTAAACATCAACACTACATCATCTTGACAAGAAGCGGTATTGATAAAATACAGGCTTTAGAAAACATCAACATAGATTACGAGGTGATCAAATGCGAGAAAGACTTTTGTGTTGTAAAAGCCAATGCAAGAAAAGAAGGTAAGGCAATCCAAACTTTTGGCTCAGCTTTAAAAGGAGCAGGGTATA